TTATAACTGATTCCCCATTAATACAAAGTATTATGTATACACCAGAAGATTATTTTAATTCTTTTAAACAATTAGTAGTAGAAGTGTATAGTTCTTTTACTAATTTAAATGTATTTATTAATAGAGTTAAAAAATATGAACAATACGGAAGAGACAGGACAGAAGAAGAATCAAATATAATAAGTAACAATATTATGACTCTTTTAGATGAAAATAAACTTGATTATATTATAGTTGATGGGGATAATGATGCACCTGATATTATTAAAAAGGTGTTGTTGTAAAGAAAGGAGAATTAAATGGTAACTATTGAAGAGAAAAGCAAAACGTTTGAGGACGAATTGAAGTTAATATTTGATGATGATATAAAGGAATTCACTAGGCTTTGTATAGTAACTGCGCCTAATTATTTTTTTACAGATTGTCCTGCGTCATCAACTGGAAAGTATCATCCAATAAGTGAGTTAGGACCAGATGGTACTATGCTACACACAAAAAAAGTTTTCACCGTTGCGTACGAGTTGTGTAGAGGTTTAGATTGTGAGCAGAGTAGGGATGAGATACTTAGTGCCAGTATAATACATGATTTGAGAAAACAAGGATTAACAAAAAGCGGTCATACTTTAAAGAATCACCCAGATTTAGCGTCAAAGTTAGTTGATGAAGTACAAAGAGATACTAAATTGTTGAGTGATAAATCGTATAAACTTATCAGAAATATGGTAGGGTATCACTACGGTCCTTGGAGCTCAGGTAAGTGGAAAAAAGATTTATCTAAATACACACCGGAAGAGTTGTGTGTGTACTTATCTGATTACATAGCGTCTAAACGTTGTGTGGAAGTGGATTATAGGAGGTAATATGGCAATAAATGTTGATTTAAAAAACGTTGATATAGGGACTGGAGAATTATCGCCAGGCGCCACAAAAAGAAGGTGGGAGCCTGAAGGCGGTGTTAGAAGACATAACGAAAAAATACATAGAGAAAGTAGATATGCGAATGAACATAAAAACCTACCTTTCAAATTTTCCAAACCACCTAAATCGAAAAGGCAGATGACAGTAGAATGTGTTGAATGTGGATATATGACACATGTGTCTGTAAATACAGTAGGTATGATATGTAACGAATGTAAAGCTTATGTCAGTGTTAAGGAGGTGTAGATTAAGTGGACGCAGAGAGTAATGAAAATGAGGAAAAGAAAAGGAGAGGCAGGCCTGAAGGAACTATTCTTAGTCAGAAAACAAGAGATAGAATAGCAGAAGGCAGAACAGGCCAAACACAAACACAAGAAACAAGAGATAAAATTTCTAGGTCGTTGATAATATATTTTAAAAAACTACACCCTTTTTCTAAAGAGTTAGAAAGGAGGTATTGTAGAGAAGACGATGATTATGAGACTTTTTATTGGATTCAAGATGTAAAGGAAGAGTTGGATGACCTAGATGACGTATTAACTGATAGAATTATTAGAAATAGAAATAGAATGGAATTATGTTGCGGTAATCATATTGAATATTTTAGCCATAACGTGACGCCAGAACTGTTAGTGTTGTTTAAAGAGTTTTGTGAGATAAATAATTTGGACCCTGAGAAGTTCTTCGATGAATTAGGATAAAATGGAGGAATTACATTTGAAAAAGAACAAGAAAATGGGACGACCTAAAAACCCGCAAAAAATAAAAGAAGTGTTGAAAGAAATAATTCCTATAGATGATATATTTGATGAAGAAGAGAAGAATATATATGAAAAATATGTAGATGTATATCTTAGGGATTTTGATGAAGAACTTACTTCTAGCGACATGGATGACGTAATAAGTCTTGCAACAAACAGAGTTTTAGAAATAAGACTTCTTAGAGCTAGTAAAGGTAGTTCTGACAAACAAATAGACACATCTACTGCAATAGAAAAATTAAGAAAACAAACTGAAAAAATTAAAGATAACTTATTAGCTAGAAGAAAAGACAGGGTTGACCCCCACGAACATAAAGGATTTTCTATAGTAGACCTAGCAGTAAGCTTTGATCAGCAAAAAAGGGATAAGCTTTCTCGTAGAGTTGAAATACATAAGCAAGAAGAAGAAGATATTGCCACAGAGTATAGAAAGCATGAAGGTAATAGATATGATTTGGATGTAAAATTATCAGAGGATGGTAAGGAAAAATAATGGCTATACTGAAAAGAAGTATTCTGATGGAGCAGGGGACTAAACTTATAGATTACTATAGACAAAATCCTTGTATAGCTGCTTATGATTTGTGTAGTGTTGATTTAGCACCAATTCAACGCATCATATTTGAAGACATGTGGTTTAAAAGTTATGTTATTGCAGTTGTTTCTCGTGGTGGAGGAAAAACTTTTCTACAGGGTCTGCTTGCTGTATTGAGTTCTATGTTATATCCAGGGTACAGAACAGGTCTGATAGGGCCTTCTTTTAGGCAAAGTAAATACATGTTTTCTGAGGTAGAGAAGTTGTATGCCAAATCTCCTATCGTAAGAGAAGCTTGTGAAAAGAAGCCAATAAGTGCTACGGACAGAAGTTATTTAAGGTTTAAAACTGTTAGTGGAAGGCCTGGGTCATATATAGAAGCGTTACCACTCGGTGTAGATGGAGCTAAGATACGTGGATCACGTTTTTATTTAATATGTGTTGATGAGCTAGCACAAATCCCAGATAAGGTGTTAGACCTAGTAGTTAGACCTTTTGCTGCTGTTGTTTTGGAACCAATGGAGAATGTAAGGAAGATAGAAAAACAAAGAAAGCTTATAGAGCAGGGGTTAGTTTCAGAAGATGATTTTGAAGGCGAAACTGTAAATAAAATGATAATGACCTCATCTGGTTTTTTTAAATTTAATCACATGTGGAGACGGATGAAAGATCATTGGGTGATGATGGACAGATATGGGGATGAATCTAAACACGTAGTACATCAAGTCCCATATAAACTTTTGCCAGAAGGTTTTTTGGTCGAAGACAGTATACGTGAAGCTAGACGAACTATGTCCAGCTATGAATTCAAGATGGAGTATGAAGCCGCTATGATTTCTGATTCTGAAGGGTTTTTTAAAGCTTCTTTATTGGAAGACTGTACTATTGATAGTGGATTCGATATAGAATTAAGAGGAGACCCGAAAGCTAGTTACATTGTAGGTGTAGACCCAAATCAAGGGGGGTCTGCGAGTTGTGGTGTTGTTGTTATAAGAATGGGTGAGATTAATAAAATAGTAAATGTTTTAGAATTAAAAAACAAAACAACACAAGGATTAACCAAAGGTATTCAACAAATATGTAATAATTATAATGTTGTAAGAATCTTTATGGACAAAGGTGGTGGAGGAAAAGCAGTAATGGATTTATTGGAAGATGGTTATGATGGACACACACCGTTGATTGATAGAACTGATAAAGATAAAACACATATGGAAGGTTTACATATATTAGAAATGATTAATTTCAATCCGTCATGGATAGCAGACGCTAATTTTGCAACACTGTCTTTATTAGAAGACAAAAGATTAAGATTTCCAGAATCACCAATTTCTGCTTCAGATGATAAATACAGTGTCACTTACGATGTTTTTAATGTGTTAAAATCACAAATGTTAAGTATAGTAGTAACACAAACAGGTAGTGGTCAATTACATTTTGATACACCGAAAAAAGGACAAAATAAAGATTTATACTCGGCAGTGATACTTGCAGCCTATGGCGTGAGAATGGTTGAAAAGGAATTAGAAGAAGAAGGCAAACCTATTCTACACAACACAGATGGAATGGTCAGACAACGCTCATCTAATAGTACGTGGTCTCCTGTAAGAGCAGGAGAAAGCGCCACACCTCCAACCGTAAGATCAAACCCAAATATCCATTCCGCAGCGATTTTAAAGAAAAAAATAAAATAATAAACTAACCATGTTACAGTAGAGGTGTTCTCTATAGGGGGTTGTTATGTCAGAAAACAAAGAGAAAATTACCTGGTTTGGAAAATCATTTTGGGATCTTTGGTTAATGAAAATTTTCCGTAATTTTGCTTCTGTAAAATACCAGTGGTTATTTTTATTGTATGTGCCAGTGATATGGGGTATGTTTCATATAAATGAAGCAACGAAGCTACCATGGATTTCTGCTACCGTTGGTCTTGGTTTCCTTGGTGGAGGTTTTATTACTCTTGCTACGTCACGTATGGTCGTGAAATCCAAGCTAACAGAAAACGGTAATGGTGAATTGGATACTGACAAATAAAAAATAATTTAAAGGATAAATTATTATGAGTTTTTGGGAAAAACATAACTTATTTGACATAACGAAATCTGTATTTTTAGTTGTGTGTGCTGTATTTATAATTGTTAAAGGCGGAGCTTTCTTGGATAGATCTGGTTCTAATCTCACAGAGACACAATACACACGAATAGCAGAGAACGTTATGCGTGCACAGGTTGTAGAAAATGACAAGGCTTTCAAAGAAATGATGAAAGAGTTTAAAGCTGAAGATAGTGAGCTTTTAAAAAATACAGATAAAAAAATAAACGAGCTTGGTAAGATTGTAGGAAGGCTTGATTCTTCAATAGCAGAGATGAAAGAAGGAGATTTAACTGTTATAGAATCTCCAGATGATCCAAAGAAAGAGGTAATTATTATACCTCTAGACAGGGAGTCTGCTGATGGAGAAAAAATCCCAGTTGGAAATATGTATTATAATCCTAATATGGATAAAGTGGAAGACCGTTTCACGCACTACGCGATGCCTTTAGAGTTTCACGTTGGTATTC